CGTTGGTATGCCCGTGCAAAAGAATGAGATAACCGGAGCGGACGGCGGTAAGATCATTGTGAAACTGATAGATGACACGAGAAGTTGAAATACACACGGAAGTATTCAACGATGCATACCTGCCTTATCTCAACGATGAAACGGAGACGCAGATAATCTATGGCGGGTCCGCATCCGGTAAGTCAGTATTCGCAATAGGGCAGCGGACCGTTTACGACCTGATGAACGGTGGCAGGAATTACCTGATAACCAGGCAAGTTGGCAGGACGATCAAAAATTCGGTATTCAACGAAATTATAAAAGTCATCAATGAATGGAACGTTAATAAATTATTCGGCATCAATAAATCGGACTATGTAATCACGTGTAACAACGGTTATCAGATATTATTCGCGGGGCTGGATGACGTAGAAAAACTGAAAAGTATCACGCCAACAAAGGGCGTTATAACCGATGTTATCGTAGAAGAGGCAACGGAAACAGAACGGGCAAGCGTAAAGCAATTAGAGAAAAGGTTGCGTGGTGGGGATGAGCAAACCCGTAAAAGGATGACGTTATTATTCAATCCTATTTTACAGACGCATTGGATCTACCAGGAATACTTCGAGAATATAGGCTGGGCTGACAGTCAAAAGGAATACCACTCTGAAAAACTATCCATCCTCAAAACCACGTATAAAGATAACCGTTTCCTTACCCAGCAGGACAAGGAACGGCTAGAGAATGAAACCGACCCGTACTATCACAATGTTTATACACTGGGTAATTGGGGAGTATTGGGTTCGGTCATATTTAAGAACTGGCGTGTCGAGGATCTATCACAAATGCAGGCGCAATTCACCAATCCACGCATTGGCCTTGATTTTGGTTATTCCAGTGATCCTGCTGCTGTTGCGATTACTCATTATGACAGGGCGCGAAAAACAATCTATTTCTACGATGAACTGTATGAATGTGGACTGACAAATGATTTACTGGCTGGTGAGGTAAAGAATAAGATTGGTGATAATTATGTAACTTGTGATAGCGCAGAGCCGAAGTCTATTGCAGAATTACAACAGTACGGTATAAGCGCGAAGTCAGCGAACAAAGGTAAGGATAGCGTCTTACACGGTATCCAATGGTTACAACAGCAAACAATAATCCTGGACGTAAAGTGTATCAATGCCAGAAATGAATTACAAACGTACAAATGGAAAGAGGACGCGGGGGGCAATGCGCTCCCTGTACCGTTGGACAAGAATAACCACCTCATAGACGCTTTACGATATGCGTATGAGGATGAGATGCAGGATACATGGTTAATAAGTTAGGGAGCGACAATGGCGAATAACATAAAGGTTAGCGACATCAAGGGAACAGAAGTAAAAGGTATCAACTTTGACTATTGGGGCGGTATCGAGGGGTTTCTTGCATCCACTTCGGGTGGGGGAGGTGGTTACACAGCGCAACAATTACGGCGCGTTGTTCCCTGGCTGGCGAAGGCGACTGACATGACCGCGAATGCTATTGCGTCCCTTCCTTTTGAAATTATTAACTCATCCGGTACGGTTGTGGACAGTTCGTCAGACTGGAAAAACAATTTTGGTGGATTGCCAAGCCCAGACCTATTGTTGCACAAACTGGCAGCCTCGTTGTGTTTGGGACAGGCGTATCTATTCCCTACGTTCACCAAAAGATTAGTGGTAAGTTTACAATATTTCGCGCCGCAAACCATTACACCGAACATAACAGTAGAGGGATTGCAGTGGTTTGACAGGTCAACAGAGCGTGGTAAGGTCGAGAGGTACTATCCGATTGATAGCGAAGTCGAGCCTCCGCTGATGTATTTCTGGCTGCCGGATGCAGATGTGGAGATCGGTCCGGCGTTATCTTATCCGGCGGGTGCAGCGTTATTATCCGCAAAGTTATTATTCAGTTTTGATGATACCATTCAAACCTATTCAGAACGCGGGTTCGTGCCCGCCACGCTGTTGAGCGCAAAGGGAATGCCCGGTCCTGCTGAACGCGAGAAGGCAGAGAACTGGTGGAATCGGTTCTTGCGTGGCTGGACAAAAGAAGCTGCGAAGATCGTAAACGCTGAAGCAATGACCGTTAATCGCATCGGTTCCGGCATGGATGAGCTGAAGGGTGCTTATTCCGAAATGACCAAACAGGCTATTGAGAATATCGGCACGGCTTATGGTATCCCCGCCGCGCTATTCATGTCTGACATGGCATACGCAACCGAAGCCAACGCGATGATAAAGGTGTGGTATCAGACAAGCGTATTCGTAAAGATTTACAACACCATTCAAAACACGTTCAATGACCAGTTGTTAGAACGCTATGGGCTAAAGTGGGTATTCAGACCGGAAACGATAGACGCATTCCAGGAAGAAGAATCGAGCCGGGCATCTGCGTTCAAGGTGTACGTGGATGCCGGTATCAAGAAGTCTATTGCTGCGCAAATGGTAGGGCTGGAACTTCCAAGCGGGATTGAGTATGACGACTTGGACGACAAGGAACCAGAACCGGAGCCTATCATTCAGCGAGTTGTAGCACAACCTGAAGCACGGCCTGAGCCGGAAGAACCCGAAGAAGATCCGGAAGAGAAGTCCATTGTTCTGACTGCTGCATATATAAAAGAGCTGGATCTGTGGCGGCAGATAGCGGAGCGCAACGAGCGCAAGGGCAAGGGAAGGGCGGCTGACTTTGAATGTAAGGTAATCCCCAGACATTTGGCAGATGAGATAAGAACGAAATTACAATCTGGAATTGACATTGCCAAAGCATTTGAGATCGGAAATTCCGAAATTCAGAAACAACCGATTGACAATGAGGGGCTAAAGATGCTGGCAGACGCTATTAACAGGTCAATGGAAACGCCGGAAGTAAAGACCCCCAGCATTGTCATAAACGGAGCGCCGATAAACTATACAATGCCCCAACAGGACCAGCCGAATATCGTTGTCAACGTCCCGGAACAGGCTGCTCCTGTTGTGAATATTTCACCTGCTGAAGTCAAGGTGACAAATGAGGTTAATCCGACTCCGGTAACGATTGAGAATACAGTCAATGTTCCAGAGGAAGGAAAGACCGAGCTGAAGGTAAAGCGTGACAATAAGGGTGTAATTACAGGGATGACAAAAGAATGATAAAACACGCAAAAGTATTGACCCGTCCCAATAATCCGGCAAAAGAGGTATCAACTGATGCCTGGAATGCTGAACATGTTGGTATAAATCCGCACGGGCATACAGGTACAGATGATGGCGGATTGATCGAATTAACCACTGGTCCGCAAGGTCCGGCGGGACCGCAGGGAATACAAGGACCGCAGGGAGAACCGGGTTACACGCCAATCAAGGGTGTGGATTACTTTGACGGCGCTCCCGGAACACCAGGTGCTAAAGGTGACACTGGTGAACAGGGTCCGGCTGGTGCTCCCGGTTTACAAGGACCGAAAGGGGATACGGGCGCAACTGGACTTCCCGGCGCTGATGGAGCGCAAGGGATACAGGGTATTCAAGGACCTCCGGGAAGTGATGCAAGTGTAACTAAAGCGAATGTTGAAGCGGTGCTGACGGGTGAAATATCCTCTCACACGCACGCGGGAGGCGGTACACCGATTGGGTACACAATAAACGTGCAGGCGTTGACAAGTTCTCCTGCTGACGGGGCAACTATATATTTCGGTATGCTGCCAAGAGCGCCGTCAACCGCAGCCGCCACCAACAGGGTATATGTCCGCAAGGCAGGAACTATCAAGATTGCTGAAATCTATTGCTATTCTGGCACGGCAGGAACGGCTGAAAACTGGTCGCTGTACATCCGAAAAAACAATAGCGCGGATACGCTCATTGCGACTGTTGCGCTGAACACAAAAGAGCGCATATTCAGCAACTCCAGTTTGGACATTGCAATGGCAGCAGGTGATTATTTCGAGATTAAGGGTGTACAGCCAACATGGGCGACTAACCCAGCCACTACGATATATGGTGGATATGTTTACATTGAGTAAATATGGATTTATTCGATGTCTTATTTGACGCAAGTTTTGACAAAGAGGGAATATTTGACGATGACCTGTTTGATGACGAATTATTTACGATGGGAATAGACGTGCCAGTAGATATAACACCAAATAAATATGGCCGTCTTGTTCAATCGCTATTTGAAAAGAAACGCAAGAATGAAGAAGATGAATTGATGCTTATTCTGGCGGGGTGGCTGGCGTGAAAATACCCAATAGCATTATATTTGACATCCTGGACGCGATACCGCAGCTAATGGATACGGTTGAACTGAAGGTGGACGTGCTGATGAATCACGGGTATATCTCTGCAAAGTCGCGTGATCCACGAGAGCCGAAAAGACACTTCAAGATACGGGTAGAAAAGCAACTGCGGGAACTATTTGCTAAACGCTTCAAGCGACAATTAGAGCAATTACGTTATGGTAATTTCATCCAGTACAAGGCACGTAAGAAGCCACTCCCCCCTCCATTGCCAGGGTGGGAAGAAGAAGAATGGATAGAGGAATTGTTTACCGTTGTATTCACAGCCTTGAAATATGGCATAGAATTATTCAGCGAAGAAATATCCGTTGGCATTGATTACACCATGAGCAACGTAGAAGCGATGACCTACGCGCGGAAATATGCCAGCGACCTGGTAAAAGGCATTGATGAAACAACGGGCGCGATAATTGAGAATGCTATCGGTGACTTCGTGGATAAGCCAGGATTCAACATCGGGAATATCATTGACCAGTTGATAGACGCGGGCATGACCGAGAAACGCGCCGCCAGTATTGCGGTCACGGAAACGACAAGGGCATTTGCAGAGGGGCAGTTAGAAGCGGCACGGCAATTTCAAAAAGAATATCCTGATTTTACGATTGTAAAGCGATGGGAGACAAATGCCGATGACAGGGTGTGCGATATTTGCGGTCCATTACAGGGAGAAGAAATACCGATAGAAGAAAACTTCTCTAGTGGTGACCTTGCACCTCCAGCACACCCGAATTGTCGCTGCTGGATAAACCACTACACCAAAGAGGGCGCTGATGTCAACAGGTAATCAGGTCAATGTTGAGGTAAGGGGGCTAGAGGAGCTGAAGATAAAATTCGCTAAACTGAAGCGTGACTTATCTAAATATATGGCAGATGCTGCGGTGGACGCGACAAAAAGCGTTGTATTATTGCCTCGTGGCGGGGGTGGCGGTAAAGAACACGCACTATACCCGCCGGAAACGGCAGCGAATAAAGCGCCTGAGCCTTTTTACATTCGCGGCGTTGGTATGCAATATAAAAAGGGAAACACATACAAGTCGGAGAAATTAGGGTCAAGTTTTATAGTTAAAAAGGTTGGGTATGGTGCAAGGATCGGAAACAATGCCAGTTATGCCCCGTATGTAATTGGGGATAACCAGTCACGGAGAATGAAGGAAATTGGATGGACAAAGTTAATTGACGTTGCTAAAGAAAACCTGGATAAAATCAAAAAAGTATTTCAGGTTTGGATTGACAAGGCGCTAAAGAACGATGGCTTGAAGTAGTTATAAATAGAAATAATGCCTAAAAAGTAGTATAATATTTTTATGGCATTATTTATTTAAGGAGGATAATGAATAAAGGCGAAAATCTGAAAGTCCCAACTGGCGGGCAGGTAACTGACGTAGAAGAGATTGAAATGGTTGACAAGGTAATGG